CTTACAAGCCTATGCACATTTAGCAAAAAAGTGGTTAGTCATTGATGACTGCGCTGATAAGTTCAATATGCCATTTGGATTCTTTAAAGGCATTGAGCCTGTGAGCCGAGCAGTCGATGAGTATTTGCCACCATTCACAGAAAACCCGAACTTTGAATATTATTTTAATATAGTACATAACAGAATATGGAGGAGGAAAAATGGGAATACATAAATACATAGAATCACCCGAAAAGATGTGGGAATACTTTGAGGCATACACAAAAGAAACCAAAAGTAAACCACGCAAGAAAATGGTCTTTGTTGGCAAGGATGGAAAGAAAGACTATGAGTTGCTTGAACCACCATTGACAATGGAGGGTTTTGAACTATATTGTTTTAGAAACAAAATTATAAGCGATTTAAGCCATTATTTTGCAAATTTAGATAATAGGTATAGCGATTTTGTAGCTATCTGTTCGCTCATAAGGAAAACCATCAGAGAAGACCAGATAACAGGAGGCATGGTTGGGCAGTACAATCCGAGCATAACTCAAAGGCTAAATGGACTTACCGATAAAAGTGAAATGGTTGTAAAAGAACAACCGCTATTCCCAGACAATGTTTAGGCGCACAACTGCAATAAACAAACTACTTCAACTCAAGGCTCGAAAGAAAATAGTACAAGGCGGAACATCTGCAGGAAAGACATTCGGGATTCTGCCTATACTTATTGACCGAGCAGCAAAGACACCGAGATTAGAAATATCCGTTGTGTCTGAAACAATCCCCCACCTTCGCAGGGGTGCAATGAAAGACTTTCTCAAAATCATGGAACAGACAGGCCGATACTTTGAGAACAACTGGAATCGGTCATTGCTTACATATAGCTTTGCCAATGGAAGTTACATCGAGTTTTTTAGTGCCGAACAAGAAAGCAAATTAAGAGGTGCAAGGCGCAATATGTTATATATCAATGAGGCAAATAACATTGATTTTGAATCTTACTATCAGTTAGCCATAAGGACAAGTGGTGAAATATGGATTGACTTTAACCCAACGCATGAGTTTTGGGCGCATACAGAAGTGCTAAAAGAAACCGATGCTGAACTTATTGTATTGACTTATAAAGACAATGAGGCATTGCCACCAACTATTGTAGCGGATATTGAGGCAGCAGAAAAGAAAGCAGCCACATCAACTTATTGGGCAAACTGGTGGAAGGTATATGGCTTGGGTGAAATAGGTAGCCTGCAAGGTGTAGTGTTTGAAGATTGGGAACAAGTTGATTCAATACCAAATGAGGCACAATTAATTGCACATGGAATGGACTTTGGTTTTACAAATGACCCGACTACGTTGGTTGCAGTTTATAAACAGGATGGCAAGATATGGGTTGATGAGGTGCTATACCGAACAAACATGACCAACAATGATATAGGCAACTTCCTTAAATCCATAAACTTTGAACGCAAAGAATTGGTTTGCGATAGTGCAGAGCCAAAGTCGATTGAGGAACTAAGGCTGCAAGGTTTCAATGTGCATCCTGCAATCAAAGGCCCTGACTCAATTAAGATAGGTATTGATATATTGAAGCGATATAAGTTAATGGTCACTAAACGAAGCACCAATCTAATCAAAGAATTACGAGCCTACACATGGGATAAAGACAACACAGGAACATATACAGGCAAACCTATTGATTACATGAATCACGCTATTGATAGCCTGCGATATGTAGGACTGAACAAGCTAAACAACCGACCATCGGGTAAGTATAGCACCATAACAATTTAACCCTTAAATTCTATTTAATTACGATGAAGAACTATTCCGAACTCACAATCAAACAATTCCTGAGGTGCAAAACTATTGCCGACTTGGAAACTGACCCTATAATGAGGAAGGTCAAGATGTTGGCTGAAATCGAGGGCAAGGATGTGGATGAGGTTGAGTCGATGCCTATTGGTGATTTATTAGCAAGGTTAAAAGGACTTGAGCAGATTGAGGCAATGCAACCTGACCAGAAGATTAAGTTAAAGTTTAAACTGGGTGGCAAGAGGTTTATAGTTAAATGGAGGCAACAAGATTTGACTGCTGCTCAATACATTGATGCAACGCACTTTTGCAAAGAGCAGGATAAGATTATACACAACATCCATAATATTCTGGCTGCATTGGTAGTGGAACGCACATGGTGGGGTAAGGAGAAAAAGTACAATGGCGATAAGCACAAAGAGATTGCAGACCTGTTTTATAATGAGATGAAAATCAGCACTGCATATCCAATCATGCTTTTTTTTTGCAGGTACTACGAGGCATTAGTAGCCAATATAATAACCTATTTGGGGGAGGAGGCGGAGAGGCAAATGAGTTCTATCAAAGATATGGTTGGATTGCAACGATAAATGACATGGCAAATAACGATAGAACGAAATGGGATTTTTACTTTGATATGAATGTAACCGAGTTTTTAAACACCGCATCGTTTTATAAAGACAAATCAGACAATGACAACCGCAGAACAGATAGGCAGTAAATATGGGCAAAGCACAGATGACTTTGCAACGGCACAGGGGAATACTCTGACTGATATTGTATTGAGATGGTGCAATGGGGGTATGGATGCTATGCGTACAAAGATTCAAAAGAATGTTCGCACAGGTGGTGCAAGTACATTGGCTCAATCAATGAGTAGCAAACCAATAAAGTCGGGAGGCTCAAAAGTTAGTATTGAAATTGTTGCAGACAAAGATGCCTATTATTGGAAGTTTGTTGACAAAGGTGTTAGAGGTGTGAAGAAAAACAAGGCAGGCAATTCTCCATATAAGTTCAAAACAATAGGTGCAGGAAAGAATATGGTTGATAGCTTCAAAAAATACATTGCCAAAACAGGTAGCAAAAGTATGAGTGGCAAGAAGCTAACCAGTAAGAACAAAAAGAAACAGGCAAGTGCAATCGATAAGGAGGCAAAGGCAATGGCAGTAGCGACAAAGATAGGAGGTATAAAGCCTGTTAACTTTGTTCGAGAGGCCACTAATAAAAAGAGGGTTGACCAATTAGTGAACGAGGTTGCCAAAGGATTAGGTGCAACAATTAAAGTAAGTATTAAACGAGTAGCAAATGAGTATAACAGTAAATAGCGAACCTGCTGAACATGGGGCAGGCTATAACCAACTTGTATTTGATGTAACAAGTACACAGACCGCACAACCGAACTTCAATTTTGTGATTGATGTTTATGTGGGTGGAGTGAGGGTCAATAGACAACTATACCCAAAACAACCCGCATCGACTTCATTAAAAGTTGATGTTTCGCCAGTGGTTAGGAATTACTTATCGGCAGACTTTCTGAACGCATCAAGTACATTATTATCCGCCAATACTGGTAGCAGATGCCCATATTATGTGCAGTTTGGTGAAGCATATAACAACGCATCAGGAACATTGATTATCTATCCTGACCTAACAAAGAGCAATGATAAGTTTGCCTACAATGCCGTATTTGATTTTGAGGAGTTCGGCAAGTTTGAATTTTCAAAGATGAACATTGCCTCTGGGTTTACCTTGCAAGAAAGCATACCTAATTACAAGTATGCAGGGCAATATAAGACAATCACATACTTTGACCCTGTAACGAAGATTGAGGGTATTGTCAGCAATGGCAGTCCGAATGTTTTACTTACTGGCGAATATGCAACGATAATGCCACCAACACTTTCACCAGGATTAGGCATAACAGGAACAGGCATCCCTGCAAACACAACTATTGTGAATGTGGCATACAATGCAGGGTTAGGCTCTAACATTATTGTGTTATCAAATAATGGCACATCCAATGTAACAACCACTTTGACCGCAAGCAGAAGATTGAGCCATATAAGAGTGAAGCAATATGACAATGCAGGCTCTTTGCTTGTTACCACAACTGAAGGAATAAGTCAATCGGGAACAACTTATGTTTACAATGTAAATGCAGAAAAGATAAGCGGATTCAGTTTAAATGCAAATACTGCATACTATGACGTTGAGTTTATGAACATAATAGGTATGACCGAAACTATACTTGAAAC